CTTACCCCCGATAAGCTCGAGCGTAAGCGCGAGGCGTGGCGGAGGTGGTACGCGAAGAATCGGGAACGGATGAACGCGTACTACAGAGAGCGCTACTACGCGAAACGGGCTGCGGAGAGTGCGGCAGAGCGCGAAGTACGGCTGCATCGACAGCGCAAGTACTACCGCGAGTACACCGCAGACCCGGAGATCAGAGAGCATATTCGGGCGCAGCGCAAGAAGCGTCGGACGCTCAAGAACGCACGCGCGTCGACCGCGCGGAAAGGGAAGCGATGAGCCAGCAGTTCCTGTCGATCGAAGACGTCGCCCGCATCACCCACGAGGCCAACCGAGCACTCTGCCAGACTCTCGGTGATCAGTCGCAGCCGCAGTGGGATGATGCTCCTGCGTGGCAGCGCGATAGCGCCATCAAAGGCGTCACCTTCCGTCTGGACAATCCGCACGCCACACCCGAGATGATGCACGAGAGCTGGCTCGAGCAGAAGCGGGCGGAGGGGTGGGTGTACGGGCGGGTGAAGGACCCTGACGCCAAGATGCACCCCTGCTTCCGCCCCTACGAAGAGCTCCCGATTACCCAGAAGATCAAGGACCATCTCTTCGGCGGGATCGTGGAGATCTGCCGTCCCTTCGTCCAGGGCGTGCAGCCGCTGGCACCTCCCTCGGTCCCGAACACGGAGCGCGCCGCGGCGGTGTTCTTCGACCTCGCTCGCGACCACCTGCCGCTCGGGGTGTTCGAGAACGTTCTCCGCTGGCACAGGCATGAGCGTCCCCACGCCACCGATTACGGCAGCAAGGCCGTCGCCAGCTGGGCGCAGGACTATGTTGCCCGCTTGCTCGCCCCCGCGGTCCCGCACATGCCCGCCGAGGAGGGGGGCCGCCTTCTCGCCAAGGTCGACCAGATGGCGGCCGGCGAAGACGAGCTGGTGGCCTTCACCGACGGCGGCGTGTCCGTGACCATGTCCAAGGCCGCGCTCAATGAGCTGGAGTAGTTTGTCGGGCGATCATTGTCTGACGTGCAGGTGGCCGCCCGCAACGCTTTGACCGCAAGATCAACAGCGCGAACGCCAAAACCTGTAAGGGCGGGCCAACTGCGCAGGAGATAGCACGCTGATGTTTGTGATCATTGACATAGATGGAACCGTCGCCGACAACGCCCACCGCGCCCACTTCGTCGAAGGTCCTGGGGAGAAGGACTGGGCCAACTTCCTGCGCCCTGACCTGGTCGCCAAGGACACGGTGATCCCCGGTGCCAAGCGCGGCCTCGAGAAGATCAAGGCACTCAACTACGGCATCGCCTTCCTCACGGGGCGCAACGAAGACCTGCGCGACACCACGATGACCTGGCTGCATCACAAGCTGGGCGTAACCGAGCTGACCGACGACCGCCTCTTCATGCGGCCGGCAGGGAATCTGTTGAAGGCCACGGAGTACAAGCGCGAGCAGATCCTGCGCATCAAACAGGACTTCGGCTCCTCGCTCCTCTTCATCGACGATGATCGTTTTATGTGGCCGATTTACAGAGAGTTCGGGGTAGTCCTCAAGGCTCCCGACTGCTGGGACACCTTCTTCCCTCAGGCCCCGGAGCTTGAGCCTGAGTCCAACTGGAGGCGGTGATGGATACCAAGATTGTAGAGATCATCAAGGAGTCGCAGGAATTCCGGGGCAAGGTCGAAGACATCCTCGACTCCAACAAGACCCCGGCCGAGATCGAAGCGGAGATGACCGCGCTGGTCAAGGAAAGCTGGAAGGATGCTCCGCTCCCCGACGTGAAGCCGATCCACAGGGGCTCTCCCGAAGAAAGAGCCAAGACCGACGAGGAGATCCTCGCGCTGGTCAAGGAGAGTGTCGAGAAGGCAGGCGCCGTCGACGACGACATCACTCTCGAGTCCCTCAAGGCGGCGGAAAACAACCCGCTCGCCCAGCTTGCGGCGCGCATCAACAGCCAGACGCTGCGGGAGATTCAGGACGCCCAGGCGCAGTGGCAGCTCCGTAACTTCGGCCCGCAGGAGTGGAACGCTGCCTTCCTGGGCATGGTCGAGGAGATGGGCGAGCTCTCGCACGCCTTCCTCAAGCAGACCCAGGGGATCCGGGGCACGTTCGAGGAGCATGAGGCGGCGGCGCAGGATGCTGTCGGAGACCTGCTCATCTTCACCCTCGCCCTCTGCAACGCCCGCGGCTGGTCGGCGCAGGCCATCCTCGAGAAGACCTGGGGCGACGTCTCGCGCCGCGACTGGGTCCGTTTCCCCGGTGACGGTTTGACGAAGTGACGTCTACGTAAGCACACAAAACGAGGGTGGGTACCTTGATCGAGCTTCTCTACATCCAGTTCATCGCCTTCCTTCTCCACTTCGTCGGCGACTATTGGCTCCAGAGCCCGTGGGTGGCCCAGACGAAGACGAAGTCCAACTGGCCGGCGCTGTGCCACGTCAGCCTTTACGGCGTCCCCTTCGCGGTCCTGCTCGCGCTCTCCCCGATGAACTTCTGGGGTGCGGTGGGGGCGGTCTACACGATCGTCATCACCCACTTCTTCATCGATCGCTACCGGCTCGCCCGCTACGTCTGCTACGCCAAGAACTTCCTGGCGCCGCAGAGGACGCAGGTGCCGTCGGAAACCGAGTGCCCGTCGTACCAGCACTGGTGGTGGTCCTGGAAGGAGTGCGAGAAGACCGGCTACCCGCCGACCACGCCGAACCACCTGGCTGACTGGCTCCTGATCGTGACGGACAACACCATGCACCTCTGTATCAACGCCGCGGCCATCCACTTCTACTGGGTTACGGTGGGGTTGCGGTGAAGGTCATAATCGCCGGCTCGAGGCACATCACGGAGTACGCAGCCGTGGTCGAGGCGGTGAAGCGGTCTGGCTTCGAGATCACTGAGGTGGTCTCAGGCACTTGCCGCGGCGTCGACAAACTCGGCGAGCGTTGGGCGGAAGAGAACGGTGTCCCGATCAAGCGCTTCCCCGCTGACTGGGACCACGACTACGACAACCTCGCCGGGTTTGCGCGCAACGGGGAAATGGCGTCCTACGCTGACGCCCTGCTCCTTGTGTGGGACGGGCGCAGCCCCGGCTCCAAGAACGTGCTCCTGCACATCAAACACCTCAAGAAGCCTCACCGAGAGCACTTCCATGACCCCATCTGACATCCACAGGCACTTCGAAGAGAACGAGATCGAGGCCATCTTCTACGACGGCTACGACGAGGCCCTCGTCGGTATCGCACAGCGCTGCGGCCAGCCGGACCTCCCGGTCTACAGCCGGGAGAAGATCGTCGACATCATCATGGAGCGCGACGGCTGCGAGTACGACGAGGCGCAGGAGTTCGTCGACTTCAACATCGCCGGCGGGTGGCTCGGAGAAAATACGCCTGTCCTTCTATTTACGCCGTAAACACGGGCGACCTCACCCATAATAGGTAGTGCGGGGCTAGAGGTCGATCACATGGCCCAGGTTCAGGAGCTCCTGAAGAAGGCGTACCGCCGGACCGGTGATATCTCCTTCGACGTGCTGTCTGACGGTACCGTCGAGATCTGCTGGCTCCGACGGCACACGCCATACCTGGCGGAGGTGCTATCCCACACGACCGCCTCCTTGAAGAAAGCGCTGGACCACGTCATTCGAACGGAGGACGAGGCAGCCCACGGTAAAGGCTGCCCTTGCGTCGACTGCTCCGACGCGCGCATAGACGCGGCGTGGCGCGAGTAATCCTGGCCTATACTTGCATCACCGCCCATTTGAGGAGGGTGACGGTGCTTGGCCGGGGTTCCTTCCCTCCCCGCACACGCTCACGGTCGACACCGTCGCCCTCCTCAAACGGGTGCAGTTTTCGGAGGAATCGTGAGCAAGATCGACTTCATCAAAGGTGCCGCGCGGGCGTGTGCTGCGTTCGGCACGCCCCTCGACAAGGAAGCCGCCGACCTCTGGGACCCGGAGACAGGCCGGGTGTTCGACCCTGCGGCAGGAACGCGCGCGCTCAACCAGGGCGTCGCTACCGCGCCTCAGGCTCCCAAGCCCAAGTTCACCATGGCCGACCTGATGGCGGCCAAGCAGAAGATGGTGTCGCAGGGGATTGCGGTCCAGGGCATCCAGCCGCCGCACCTCGCTGCCCGCCCGTCCGCTCCGGTGGCGGCGCCCCCCGCTGCCCGCCCGCCCGCTCCGGTGGCGGCGCCGGTACCGCCCACGCTGCGCCCGGTGGCCGTCAAGAAGGCACAGGAGGACGCCTTTAGGGCCTTTGGCGTGAAGGAGGCCGCCGGGACCGGAATCCTCGGGACCGGTGCGAAGATGCTGGGCAAGGGTATGCAGCTCGGCGGAAAGCTTCTGGGCACCATCCCGGGTCCCGGCACGCTCGGCGGGGCGGCCGTGGGCGCTGCTGGCGGCGCGCTCGTGGGGGCGGTCACGGCACCCCAGGGGCAGCGCCTCAAGCACATGGGTATCGGTGCCGTGTCGGGTGGCGTTGGTGGTGCGCTAGGTCCGATCGCAGGCGCTGTCGCTGACCCTGTGATCAACATGGGCCTCAACAAGATGGTTGGGTGACGCCGTGTCAGAGTACTCGCCGCTGCTGCTACGATTAGCCGCCAAGGCCCCTGCGGGCGTCACGCTAACACCTCCTGGCGAAGGAGCTGGAACCGACGACGGCGGGTACGACCTAGAGACCGGAGCGATTCATCTCACGTCACCGAGTGCCAACATCCTAGCACACGAGCTAGGACACCATCGCTTCGGTCAGGGCTGGGGGCGGGTACTCCAGAACAAGGCCCTTTACCCTCTGATCGACAAGGCGCCTTTTCTTGGTGTCGCCGGCGGCGCTGGGTCCGGCCTCCTTCGGGCGGCAGGTTTTCGCGACGCGCGCGTGCACACAGCACTACTCGCCCTACCTCTGCTAGCTACGGCGCCAGCTCTGATCACAGAAGCGTTCGCGAGTAGGAACGGACGCGACGTGCTCCGGGAGAGCGGGGCCTCCCCGGAGGAAGTCAGGCAGTACACCGAAGAGCTTGCGCAGGCGTACGCGACGTACGCGGGCAAACCTCTGCTCACAGGAGCGACAACCGCCATGGGGTACGGAATCGGACGCTACGCAGGCCCTGCCATAGCACGAGGGCTTAGCAAGCTTGCATACGACGCTGACACTGACGTCAAGCAGCGTTTCGAGCACCTGAAAGAGCTCATGCGCCAGCACGGGGCTCTCGCAGGAACCGCGCACCGTCGGATCGTGATCCCAAAGGACAAGCTGACCGAAAAGGACATCAAGGAGGGGCTCGGGTTCACGCCGGTTTCGATCGCCATCCCCGAGGCCGGACAGGACCGTTTCGAGTCGTTCCGGCACCACGAACACAACTACCACATCCACAGCCACCCTGAAGGGTGGACGATGCACGAGGATAAGCACCCGGCGGCGACCATGCTCGCCAAGAACGTGGATGACCCGGTGGGCAAAATGAAGGCGATGATCGCCGGAGTCCCCCACGTCATCCATGAGGGAGTCCCCGGGCTCTACTACTACATCAAGGGGCGTCTGGCGCGGCAGGGCTCTACGGCTCGCCGCGTTCTCAACGAGATGCCCTCCGAGATCAAAGATAAGATCTACAGCCTCCCGCATTCGCCTACGTGGCGCCCTACGCGCGAAGAAGAATTACTCGGCAAGGCCGCAGCCCTCGCAGAATTCGGACTGGTGAAGGAAAGCGACATCGTCGCATCATTCCGTACTGCGAAAGACCGCCGTAAGAAGTGGAAGGTCGATCAGTCTGGAGACAAGTATACCTGCACGTGCCCCGATTACACGTACCGGAAGGCCGCGACAGGGGGGCACTGCAAGCACATTGCGCAGCACGCCGGGGGCCACGATACATCCGGCGAAAAAAAAGCGAACACTGTGGATGAGGAGGGGGTGGACGCGCCTGCACTCGTTGCGGCGGGCGTCGGCGCCGCCGCACCCTGGGCCGGAACGATCGGGCAGGAGAAGCTAATCCACGCAGGTAAGGGTCCCGCGATCTCCGATTACGAATCGCTGCTGAAGAAGCTTCGCCCTGGTGACGTCGTCCTAACAGGCGATCCTTCTTTGACGAGGACTAAGGCGATCATCGGGGCGGCCACAGGGCACCCCACGGGCTACCATGTTGGTGTCGTAGATCGTACGGGTAAACTCGTGTACGAGTCACACCCTGCCTTCGGCTTCGACAAGAATACCCTCAATAACGACTACTTGGCGAAGGAGCGTGTGCAGGTCCTCCGCCCCAACCTGCGCGGGCCGCAGCGGGAAGAGTTCCTGCGGAATATGGAGGAGTACCAGAAGCTGACGCACACGTACTCGCAGCGTACGCGACAGAACCTGCGCCGACGCGGCCTAAATGTAACGAAAGAGTACGACGATCTACTTCGCGGCGGCACCTACGACAACAAGGGTGGAATTGTCGCAGGGCTGAAGGAGCTCTTCGTCCCGAAGCTCAAATCTACGGGGGCGGCGGAGGCGGAGAAGGTAAAGATCCGCGGCGCTAGACAGGAATTCCGCGCGAACATGAAGCAGCACGCCGCTACGAACGCGGACCTGTACGAGACTCTCGCCGCCCGCGCAACCAGGACGGGGAAGAACCTCGGCGGCGAAGATTTCCAGGCGGCGGTACCGAAGTGTGTTGGCGGCGTGTGCTCGACGGTCCCGGCGAGTTCGATGCCGAAGGGGAAGAACGTCGTCAAAGGCAAGGGTCCCCGGGACGTGATGCCCACCGATTACCTCCGCTCGAAGATGTTCCGTCCCGTCGGTACGTACAACCCCGCGCCGACGGCCGCTCTCCACGAGAAGCTACTTCGGTACGGCCCCGTCGCAACTCGGATCGGTGCGGGCCTGGCCCTTGGCGGCGCGGCATACGGCGCCGTCAAGGGGGTTCAGCACCTGATGCGTGGGTCAGGTAGTGGTGACAGTAAGCCGACCACGTGACGGATCGGCGACCACGGCGCAAACGGTGTCATCGTTCCAAAGGGGGGCTCGCAAGAGCCCCTTTCTACTTTTGATCGCCATAATCGATTCCATGCGAGAGGTCGAGCTCTCCAGATACGCGGCGTCTACTCGATTCAAGTGTCCGAAGGCCCTGGTGGTGTAGTGGTTGGTCATGGCCTTCCCTGTCGCGCCGGGCCGGTATGTCGCTACGCGCCGCGGGGTCCTCTCCACGTAGAGTGCCTGCTGCTCCGAGGCGCCTGCGAGCGCGAAGAAAGCCGGTACAATGAGGTGGGTGTCGCGCAGTGTTCCGGCAGCTGCGGTGAACGACCGGTGTTGTTCCAGCGCGTGTCGCAGTAGGAAGGCTGGGCCGAACCCGGTCCTGACTCCCGTCGGCGGGGCGTAGTTGAGCGACACCGAGTATGCCCCGGGGCGGAACCCAGTGAGCACGCCGACGAAACCCAAGGGACCTACGCTGAAGAACTCGTCGGTACCGTCGACGAAGCGTATCGTCCGGATCGTGTCACGTATTGACGGCAGCGCCCAGTCTAGCGTACGCAGGTGTAGAGGCCCTTCACCTTTGCGAGAGATCAGGCGAGTACTGCACCCAAAAATACCCGTGAACGCCCCTACGTGTGCGAGCTCATAACTGCACTGAAGCCAAAGCACGGTCTCGAACGGGAGGCTTAGGGAGGAAGCGATACCGCGTATTTCGTCGCGATACCGTCCACCCAGCAGCCCGAAGGCGTAGCGCAGGAGCTTGAGGAGTGGGGGTGTTGGCGCCCCGGCGTCTTTGAGTGCTGCGCGGAGGGCGGGGCGCAGAAGCTGCTTCTCCTGGGAAACCGCCTCGGCCCAGCGGTCTCGTGCGGGTGTGGCGAGGTCAATGGTGTGGTCGTAGTGGACCGGCATTCACGCTCCTTTCATCCTATGCTTGTACCTGTATCCACCGACTTTTTTCTTCGAGGGGCGGCCATGGGGACAGTGCGATACCGGCGATGGCAGCGGGCGGTTCGACTTCGGGTACTTCGCCTCCAGCTGGCCTGGCTTTCGTACATGAGAACTTCGCGCCGCAAGGGGATCCGATGAGGAACCAGGGGCACTCCGCCGCAATGACGGCGTACGGTCTTGATCCGTCACAGCAGCAGCAGCAGCAGCAGCAGCAGCAGCAGCAGCAGACCGGGTGGCGCAACTGGGCACCTACGGCCGCCGGTGTGCTCGGAGCGGGCCTCGCCGGAGCGGGCGCTTACAAGTTCATGCGCACGCCGTCTTTCTCGAGTAACCCTGCGCTGAGGAAGATCCAGCAGCAGGCGCAAAAGGGGTTTCACCGCGTCGTAGACCTCTCAGGGGGTGCCGACACGTCGCCGTCCAAGGGGCTCCTCGCCAGCCTTGCGAAGGGCCAGTTCGGCGACGCCTACAAGCGCATCGATGCGTCGTTGACGCCGTCGATCCGCCCTGACGGTACGATGAGTGCGTGGAACAAGGCGCTCCTCTGGGCGCGCGAGGGCGAGGGCGCCATCCCGGTAGGCGCGACTTCGAAGGGAAAGCCTTTCGTCCCGGGCCATCCGAATGGTGTGAAGGTGAAGGGCGTCACGGCGCAGCGCCACATCAACCCGGAGAAGGGTAACACATCCGCCGCTAAGGTGATCCGTGGCGGGACTGATGTAGAGGGTGATCTGTCTACGCAGATGGCGCTGAACAAGATGAGCCTCGGGGGTAAGCGGCACGAGGCCGAGATCTTCATGCGACATGCTCCTGATGCGATGCCCGACACGCATCTCGATATGAAGCGTTTTGCCGTCAAGCCCGTGGCGGATACGGCGCAGGCGCGCGTTCAGGCCGTGCGCGAGATGCAGAAGAAGATGACCGAGGAGTTTGGGCAGCGGGGGTGGGACGACTTCATCCTCAAGCCCAACTACGGCCTCCAGTCCGGCGGCGCCTTCCCTCGTCTCAAGGGTCGCGGTGGGAAGATCAACGACTGGGGCTCCGCGCTCGAACGACTCGAGCGGCATGTTGCCGACCCGGTCAAGGCGAAGCAGCTCGCCGACGCAGAACAGGTGGGGTGGAGTACCCTCACCGACTACTTGAAGAAGAACGATCTGATGGAGGCGCACGCCCTCAAGAGCATGCTCAACGATCCGGAATCCGTCTTGGCGCAGAGATTCATGCCGGGCGCTCTCGGCGAGTGGCGTGTACAGACCGTCGGAGGTACCGCCCCTCGAGGCATGATGGCGCCGCGCTATCTCGAAAACTTCTCGACGGAAGGTTTGAAGGATCTGGCGGGCTTTGGCAAGGTGCACCCCAAGGAGATCCAGGACTTCGTCGAAGGGACGCTCAAGAAACTTCCGAAGGAGTATCGAAACGGGACGTACGGGCTCGACGTGATGCCGTTCCGAGGCCCTGACGGGAAGGTCACGTTCAAGATCATCGAGGCGAACCCGAGCGAGCGCGCCATGGGTGGGAAGATCACCGGAGGAGGCTCCGGCTTCCTCGATACCGCGGTCATCCCCTGGGCGGGGCACGCACACCACCGCGCGGTTACCGGGCGCCACTCACAGCCAGTGGCGTTGGCGGGGGCGCTGGGGGCCGCCGGTCTCGGCGGCACCGCTGCCGCAAACGCGGCGGGCCTCGTCGCGGACGAGGAGCCGCGGGCGTAGCGGGCAAAAAAAAGCCCGAGGCGGGCGTAGTGGTACAGCTTACTGCCTCGGGCTTACGATCAGGGCCCAGCGGGTCCACCGTCGCAAGAACTTTGCGCGAGTGAGCGCCCGGCCCTTCATGCGGGCGAGACTGGGGTCCGCCAGGTACACCCAGATCCCCTTCGTACCGTATACGACACCGAAGTGATCCCCATCGAGATGGACGAGCGCAAGCTTCCCAGAAGCCAGCGCCTCGTCGAGCTCCCGCATCTTCATCTTCGGCCTGTGACCGACGCGGAGGTTGTGCGCGCGAAGTACGCGCTTCAACGCCGCTACGGTTGTCCCGTCGTTGTAGGTAGTCCCTAAGTCCTCCTTGAGCTTCTTGAATGACGTACGATACCCGAAGTGACGCAAGACCATGCGTACGGAGTGGACTCCGCACGTGTACGAGTCAGTCTGGACAGACCTATAGAACTTAGGCATCAGTAACTCGTCTAACAGATCCCGCGCGTTGTTGTAAAACGACGAAAGGAATGCCCACGTGCTCATGCGAGTCTGGAGTTCGATCTGTAGCGCTGCGTTTTATTTATTTCTGCGCCTGCACCTCTATAGACTCAAGTCGATCTTCTTTATCTGGCTCTTGGAGCGAGAGAGATACGTGCAGTACTCTGTGAGCGTGTACCGGAGCTTAGAAGATCTATGCTTCGCACTAAAACGCCTCCAGTACACCGGCGACAGCTGGAGGAGCCTCTTTGACGCGTTCTCAAGCCCACAGCGTGTAGAGTACTTGATCAACCACAAGACGGGCGAAGCCGCCGGGGATGTTGACTGCGACGAGTTCTCACGGTACATCGCGGAAGCGGTTAGAGTATCCAAGAGCATCGGCTATCTACCTGAAGTAGACGATCCGCTGGTCCTAACGGTGTCGTGGTTGCAGCGGAACGGCGTTCCCGGGGGGCACAACGTGTGTCTGATGAAGTTCCCCAAGGAGCCGCCGCACCGCCGCTGGGCCTACATGGACTACGGGATGCCGATTCACTTCCCCAGCGTCGAGGGGGTCGTGGCCGGTATCGTCTCCAGGTACAACGCCAAGCACGGTGGCGGTGGCGCGCTACTCGGCTGGGCCTTTACAGATTCGGAGACGCTGAAGCCGCTCAAGGTGGTGAGGGCCTAGTCCTCGTCGTCTTCGCTGTCTTCACCACCATCACCGCCTTCGACGTCGGCCTCCGCCCCGCAGGTGAAGCAGGTCCAGCTGTTGCCCACCTGCGGGCCCTCGTCGACGTCGAGGAAGGCGTTGCGGTCGACGAACTCGCCGGCCTCGTCGACGATCCACTCCTCAGAGACGTGAGCGATCGTGAGGAAGCGCTTGTGTTCGTCGCTGTTCGGGCACTTGGCCTTCATCGCCGGGCCTCGCGCTTCAAGCGAGTCTGGAGCTCCTCGGCTGCCTTGATCTCCGCTGCAACCTCGGGATCGTCGCTGCCGGGCTCCATGACGTACCCGTCCCGGCGGTACATCTCTTCCGACAGCTGCCAGTACGTATGCGAATCGAGCGCCTCGACGATGAGCTCCAGCTCGTCTTTGGTCAGGCTGACCTGGATCTTGGCGCTCATTCGTCGACCTCGATAGAACCGGCGACCACCGGCCGCTCGCACTCGAGGCAGACGTACAGCGTGGCGTAGTACGTCGCCGTATCGTAGTCCATCGCGCCGTTGCCCTCGAACTGCTTCGCGCGCTTGTCGAAGGAGCCGTCGACCAGGACGGGAGTCATTACGTTGTACGACTGAAGCGTCGAGTGATGTTCATCGAACAGATCGGCCTGGCAGTGCGGGCACTTCTCCGGGAACTCGACCAGCCGCGTCTTGATCTTGACGTCGGCGACTTCGACTGTGTAAGGCTTCTTGGTTGCCATCAGAGCTCCTCTCTCGTGATGCGCACGAGGTCCGGGAAGTCTTCGTTGTCGACCTCGACGTCGTCGTGCATGGCGTCGCGGAAGAAGTCGGCGTGCCCCTCCCCCTCCTCGAAACCGTGGGTCGTATCGACCACCTCGTACGTCTGCGTGAAGCCTTCGTCGTAGTTGGCGATGGCGTCGTTGCCGTACTGACGCGAGAAGTGGGCGTCGTAGTCGAACCGATTCGCCTCGCTAACTGCCTCCTCCGAGCTCTCGGCTTCGACACGCTGCGAGACCAGCAGGGAGATCCTGGTGGTCACGGTGTACTTAGGCATCGTCTTCGTCCTCTCCGTCGTCTTCGGCCCCGAAGAACTCGGTACCGTCGTAATCAGGATCTTTCGCAGGGTCGTGTACGCGCACGGACTCGGACTTCGCGCAGTAGGAGTTACCGGTCTCGGCGTCACGAGCGAGGTGCGAGAGCTCCATGTGCGACGGATCTTCCTCGCTCCAGATGACGATGGTGGTCTTGTAGAGGGGCTTCACCCCACGACCTCGACTTCCTGCGGGCCCACCACCGTCGCCGTGCCGGTGCGCTCGAAGCGAACGGTGGGGGCGTTGGTCGCCTCCTCGACGTGCTCGATGACTCCGACCTCACCGGGCTCTGCGTGGATGTACCCACGCGCAGGGAATTCGGCTGCCCGGTCGCCCGGCGTCTCGCCGCCCTCGGTGATCTGGGAGACGGCGCGGACGCGGGTACCCTCGGCCCACAGGAGTTCGAACTTCAGCGCGTACTTCTTGATGTCGCCCTCGGTGAGGGAGATCGACTCACCCTCGTCGTCCTTGCGGGAGACGAAGAAGGTGCCGGCGACGATGTCGTAGACCTCGCCGTCGAGGCCGCGGAGCTCACGATTGAACGGGAGCCCGGTCAGCTTGCCCTCCTCGTTCACGATGAGGTCGACGTCGGGGTCGGCACCTGTGAGGTCCGCCGGGTGCGACTCGATGAAGCCGCCGACGACGGACTGCATCGCCTCTAGCGAGTTCTCGATCTGCTTCACGTAAGGCTGCTTCTGCGGTTCGACGACGAGGACCTTGATGCGCGCTTCTTTCGCCATGCGTACTTCTCCCTCTCAGCGGGTGTTGTCGCCACCCAGCAAGGATCACAGACTTCAGTATCGGCGCCTCCCTCGCAGAACGTGCAGAGTAGGCGTTTGCAGTGCGGGCACTTCCACGGAAGGTTTACGCCCTCCGGATCTTTGCTTATGCGTGTGATGTTCTCCCCGTACGGTACCGGGGATAGGTAGTTCAAAATGCCCTTGATGCGCGCGGCGTGGTTGGCGCTCTCGCACTTACGCCGTGGGCGCATCCTCTTCCTCCAGCCAGTCGAGCAACGTGAGCGTGGAGATGCCCATCGCGTCCGCGGCACCCTGGAGAATGCCCGACACGTAGTTTGCCTCGGGGTCGATGTCGAAGTCCGGGTAGTCGTCGGCGTCAGTGAACGCCAGGTGCAGCTCGTGCGCCTCCGGGCCCCCGAGCGACTCCGCCCGGTCACGCAAGGAGACGAGTGCGAACTTGAGCGACGGGTACAGCTTCGCGTTCTGCTTCAGCTCTTCACGAGTCACGGGAGCACCTCAGATGTGGCAGTCGAGCGCCACGGCGATGTGATCGTGGTACTTCTCGTAGACGGCCTTGGCGTGGGCCTTCCACTCGGACTCGTCGGACTCGTCGGTGACGATGCCCCACCAGCCCATCTTGCCCCTCTCGATCCACTCCGAGTCCGGGGTTATGAACGCGAAGGGCGCAGGGAGGTCAGGGCTGGCCGGCGCGGAGTTGCCGCGCTGAACCCAGAACGACGGCCACTTCACTGCCGTACCGGTGGCGTTGCAGCCGTTGCAGGGGTAGTCACCGGGCCCGCTGTTCGGAGGCGTCGCCCGCCCCCCGGTGCCCGCGCAGAAGCGGCACGGCTCCTGGTTCGCCGGGTCCTTCTCGGGGTCGTAGTCGGGCTCGAAGATCCCCGACCACCGGCCGCCGATCAGCCAGTAGTCCCACTTCGAGTCATCGTTGTACTGCGAGCGGTAGGTGCCCTTGCTGCCCTCTTTGAAGGGCTCCATGATCTTGCCGATGTACTCCTCGTACTTGTCGGCCGGGACGTCAGACGGAATTAGCGCAACGGTGAAGAAATGGGACACGATGGTGATCTCCAGCAGTTCATGTGTGGATGTCGACGGTGAGGATGGCGTTCGGCTCGTAGCCGCAGGTCAGGTCGTAGGCCCGGTAGTCGTAGGGCGTGTCGATCGTATCGGTGAAGGGCACGATGCGCGGGCACTCGCGAAACATCTCGTAATGCTTGGCGAGCATGCGCCGCTGCCAGTTGTCGAGCATTCGGTCGACCGCGGTCTTGTTCACCAGGTCGGGCGGGTTGAGCAGTGCGGCGTACGCCTCGGAGAGACGCTTCGGCACGTCCCGGTGGATACGCTGAATCAGCTCGTCGTAGCCGAGTTCGTCCAGCTTCACGAGGCCCACGTCCGGTTCGCCTCCGAGGTCGTACGGCTGGATGTCGAAGAGACGCATGTCGATCGCCACGCAGTCGAGGGCGGAACGCACCGCACGGTCCCAGCGCTTCGCCTTCTGCTCGTCGGTCTCCTCGCCGGGGCCGAAGCCCTCCCTCTCGGCGTCTGAGTAGTACAGTGCGCGGTTGTCCTTGGTGACGATCGTGAGCAGGGTGTACCAGTTGTTCTCGTCGCAGTGGTCCCGGGCGTAGCTCTCGAACGTGTCCGAGACGTCCGACAGGATGTCCTCGCCTTCGGTCTCTTCCGTGTTGATCAGAAAATGGTAGATACCGTGGCTCATCTAATGCTCCCTTCAGATGTGGCAGTCGACCACGGTGAGCAGGGTGTCGTCCGGGAGGTCGTCGATCAGCTCGGCAAACTTCTGGAGCCACTCCTTTTCGTCCATCTTGTTGTGGACCGTGCCCCACCAGCCCGTCTCACCCCTTGCGTACCACTTGCTGTCACGGACGACTGCGAACGTCGAGATAGCCCGATCGCGCGCGGCCTGGACGTACTCCTCGCGGGTGCATCTGAAATCCGCCGGATCCGTAAAGAGCCCGAAGGTCCCGCGGGCCTTGCGGAAGTCCTTGATCACGTCCTGAGCGTTGTAGACGTCGCGCGCCTTGTCGATGTCGTCTCCGTACTCCTTGCGCGTCTCGTCCCAGAGCATGAACGAGCGGCCGGCGATGACCTTGGTGGCCTCGTCCCAGGTCTCCCCCGCCTCGCGGCCGGCGGCGTCGCGCATCCCCTCGAAGTCAATCGCCCCCTTCTTGGCCTGGTTGACCATGCGGCCGTCCTTGAGGCGCAGGTGGCCGGACCAGCGACCGCCTATCTCGTACCAGTCCCAGTGCGCGTTGGGGTTGGTGCGGTCGACGACCTTGGTCACCTCGCCCTTCTCGTCGACGAGGGCGTAACCGAGTTTGTGATCACCCTCGAGATCCGGTTCTCCCCCGAAGAGGACGACGAAATTCTCGTCGTGGGCGTACCTCAGGTAATCGGCGAAGGTGTCGAACGGCTTCTCGAACTCCACCGCCCCCTCCGGTAGGTAGTGGACCTTGGTACGGTAGCCCTTGCCGTCGTTCCAGTCCCGGCTCGACCAGGCGAGGCCGTTACAGCCGCCGGTGCCGGCGAAGGGGCCGATCTTCTTGAGCTCCTCATCGGTGGGATCGCGGTAGAACTCGTCCGCATAGGTCGGGACTTCGCGCCCGTCCGCGAGACGGACCATCGAGCGGCGATAGTCCTCGTACGCTGCTCGGGCCTCCTCGGTCTTGTCGATGTCCTGCACGTATTGGTCATCCCGGCCCGTGCTCTCGAACTCGTGGAAGGGGGCGAGCTGGGCGTCGACGTTGCTACCGATCACAAGAACAGTAAAATGCGACATGATAATCCCCTACGGCTTCTTGATGGTCTTAGGCGTGAGCGTGAAGTGCTTCGTCAGATCGGAGTAAACGGCGCAGGTGAGGAACTGGCGTTCGTCGGCGTTGTCCGTGTAGAGGGCGTCGTTATTCTCGAGGGTGTTGAGGATGACGGCGCTCACCTCCTCTTCGTCGGCTACCTCCGGCTCCGGCGGCGCCAGCTTCTCGAGGGCCCCTGCGATCCTCTCGAGTGCCTTGGCGACCCGCGGGGCGGTGCCTTCGTAGAAGATCCGCCCCATCACCGTCTGGAAGAACTGGGGCCGCTCATGGATGCTTGATCCCCAGGTCTTCGTTGAGCGCCACCTCGATGTAGTCGCTCACGGTGAGCGCTGGGGTGAGGTCCCAGTCCTGTACCATGTCCCGGGCGACCTCGTAGCCAAGGACATACGCCCTCCCTGCGCGATGGTTGAACTCGGCGCCGCCGCAGGCGTCGGACATGCCTGCGAAGAACCACGCCATTGCACGCTTCTGGTCTTTCGTAAGGGCCACGGTCACTCCTCCTCATTCCGAGAGTTCTCTCGGATCAGCGCTTCTAGCGCCTCCTGCTGTACGCGCAAAGGTTCCTTCATCGAGTCGGGGTCGAACGTGTACTCGCGCGGCTTGAGAGGACTCAACCCCTCCTCATCCTCGAACGGCGTCATGGGCGCGGTGAACGTGTGCTCCCCGAGTACGTCGACGAAGTCGACAAACATCTGGTCGAGCCACGGCGGGGACCAGGCCCCGGAGCGGCAGATGTGGATGGCGTCCACCTTGCCCGCAGCGGCGCGAACTACTTCGTTGTCGACGCCTACCACGTGCTTGACGCGCTTGAACAGGCTTCCACCGGCGTTGACGATCTTGTACACCTGATCGCTCCCCCATGTCTCATCCCACTCCATGCTGCCCTTCCACGCCGGGTAGACGATCAGAGAGCGCAGCTTCTGGTAGTGCTGGAGGACGTGGAACTGCCAGTCACCGCAGTCGGACGTCTCATTCTCGATGTTCTTCTTGATCGTCTCTGCCTTGTAACCGAGATCGTGGTGTGCGTCGAAGTGTACTATGCGATCCGCACGCGCTTTGCGGTTCATGAAGACGGGCGACCCGTAGGCGTGCGAGTCCGTGACGAAGACGTCCGCACCGGTGAAGTCGTAGCCGAGCTCCTCCAGGTGGGACCAGAACTCGAGCGGCTTCGGGTTCGAGTGTGTGTTCGGGTCGGTCTCCTCGCGGAAGTCAACGCCCTGCATCAGGCCGTTAGTCTCACGGACCTGCCAGACCATCCCCCGGTAGAAGGCACTCTCCCGGTGGGCCCAGTCCCATTCCTCGAGCTCTCGGACGAAGAAGTCCCAGTCGACGGATAGCCATACCTTGTTGCGCATGTGATGATGATCTCCGAGTCGGAATTGTTGCGGCTCTAGTCTTGTACCATCGCAAAGGAGCGCTTTACGACGTAAACAAAAAAGAAGCGGCTCCCGTAGGAGCCGCCCTTGCTACAGAGCGTCGCGGTGCGACTGGCAGCGGATACATTTGCCGTCGTTGCCGAACGTGCAATCACCGCGGGAACAGATGCCCTCGGCGGCACGCTCGAGCTCGTCCTGCGCCTCTGCCTGAGTGATCTCGCCGATCGCCCAACGTTCCATGATATCGATGCGCCTTGCTTCGTCCATCTCGCACCTCAGTTGAGTATCGTCTGCTTACGTACGGCGTCTCTCTTCTTGGCGTCGATCTCTGCGGCCTTCTTGCGTACCTCTGCGGAATCGTCAGGATCAATCAAACCTTGCTCGAGCATCAACTCGACCGCGAGGGCCACTGGTATGCCGAGCAGGTCTGCCTGACACGACGGGCACTCGCAGAGTCGCTGCCAGATGTTACCGTCGGGGTCGACGTGGAACCCTTTATGCCCTTCACAGGAAAGCGCCTCGCCCAGCGCTCGCTCCACCTTCATCAGGAACCGCTCCGCCGCCCGATCGTAAACCCCTTGCGCGCGCTCGATACGCGCCTTCTTCGCCAGGAGCGCCTGCCACTGTTCGCGCAGCTCTGGCGTGAGTTCGGTGACAGGGCGCTCTGTTACGACGAGTAGCTTGCGTTCCGCCATCTACCACCTCCGGTTGCTCCCCGGAGAATGATAGGCGCTAGAGGTCCACCGGCGTGGTGACCACGCGCACGTCGCGGCAGCGATAGAAGAAGGAGAGCGGCGGGTGCTCCTCCTCCCAGTAGATCTTGAACCGGCCGGTCCGCTTGCCTTCCTCGTCATCCGCCTTCACCCGCTCGATGTTCTTGCGGAGATCGTCGAGGCCCTTGCCGATGCACCCGATGATCTTGCCGTCCCCGTTGGCGTTCATCCCGAAGCCGCTCTGAGCGACGAGAAACCACTCCCGGCCATCCCTGGCGTCGTTCATGACGAGGAGTGTGCCGGCGGCGATGGTCTCGTCGGGACTGATCGGGCGAGACTCGACCGTGTGCACCTCGAGAACGAGCTGCTTACCTGCCTTCTTTGCCACGTGTACGCTCCTTCATGTAGTCGATCATATCGACTAGGATGATGTTGTTCTTCTGGGCGTGTACGTATATGCGCTCGTCCCGGTAAACCTCCCCAAAGACGATCTTCTTGATGCCCGCTTGCACGATGGCCTTGAAGCAAGGCCCGCAGGGCGAGGCCGTCGTGTAGATGGTCGCGCCGTTCGTGGCGTGTCCGTGCTTCGCGGCTTGGAGGATGGCATTGTGTTCCGCGTGCACAGTTCTAACACAATTATGGAGCACGAAGCCGTCGCCCACAAAATTGTGGTGGGGCTCCGTCGTCAGGTCATACACCGTCTGAGCCCCCGCGTCCTCGATCGACACGACCTTGTCGAATTTCACAGATTTTACTTTGGCGTGCGGTGTGTGCGCTACCATATGGCACGGCACACACAGTGTAGTCAGATTGCTCAGGGCGTCGTTCAGGTGATCACCGTCAATATGGTGTACTTGAAGAGCACCGGTATCTCCGCAAACGACGCAGCTCGGACCTAGTGCGTAGCGGCGGGCTCGCGAGCGGGCTGAAGACGCGGTGACGTCACGTCCCTTGTATGTACCAGAGCCTCCGTGCGTGGCCCCTCGATTCCAGCCGCCGAAGCTGAAAGGGCGCAGCGCCACGCCGGCGCTAAGCAGCCTGCGCCGCACTAAGCCGCGCGACCGCCCTACGAGTGCCGCGATCTTCTGTACCGTCATCCCCTCTTCGTACCGTTGCTTCAGCCAGTCGATATCGTCTTCCAGGTGTCTGCCATTGAGCGCCACCGTGCTTCCAACTACCAACTGCTCGGCCGAGTACCACCCGTCAGGAGTAAGGAGCCTGTGATCGCGTGTCAGCGTCACTCTACGCCCTAAGAACGTCGTGATCGTAAGGGTGGACTTTACCCCTGCCTCCCAGATGTCCGTGATCCTACCGGGTACTATGACTCCGTTAGGCGCCACGCAGCGAATGCTCGTATCACGGACACGCCCCCGCCGCCGCGCGGGGAGGTTCCAGGCGTCGTACAACTCCCGGACTGTCCGGTGCCGGCTGTTGTAGCCCCCCTCTTGGTACTTTGAGATCAGGGTATCTCCTGTGACGCAGTGCCCGTCCTCCATCAGGTGGTTGTCGTCGTAGCAGTGCTCATCGCCTGGCAGCGAGCCGTTGTAGCCGGTGGCGATGATGTTGCGGTCCTTCACGATGACCGCGCCGACGTGCTTCCTGTTGCACGTGGCTCGGCGCGACGCGTTGATCGCCGCGTCCATGAAATACTCGTCCCAGGAGGGGCGGTTGTCAGTGTTCATGCGGCATCCTTCAGCTTGACGCTGCTCTTCCTGTCAGGGTACTTGCGGCGCGCGTAGTGTTTTGGGTTCGCGCAATTTTTTGTACCGCACTGGTTGAAGAGACGCGGACCCGAGACTCCCTCGTTGAGGAGTTCGTGCGCGACACGGTACGGTGCGCGGGACTTACCCTGCTGGGGGTCGTAGCAACCAGCGTTCGGTCCGTTCCAGTGCCAGCAACCGGTCGCCTCGTTCTGAACGACGAATTTCCAGAAGTAGCTGGAGATCGGGGGAGGCTCCCTGACGACGCTGTCTTTCTTCAGGTACTCGAGGAGCTCTTCGCGCTGCTCCCAGTCGATGATGTACCTCCCTCGCTTGCCGTGCTTCACCTTTGTCCATTTTTGCCGCAACTTACGTTTTGCGCGGATCAGCTGCCTGTGGTCGTACCCCGTCTCTTTGGCGAGACCGACGAGACTGTAGGTGCCGTCGAACGCCTTCAGGTTCAGGGTCTTCATCTTAGACTTCACGGCAACCCATGATCTCTTCATGATCTTAGCGATGTCACGGGGTGTGTGCTTAGCCGAAAGGTGGATGAGCTGATGGATGTCCTCCTCGGTCCACGCCTGCCACCCTTGCTTCATATCGACAGCGAGCCCCAGTTCCTTGAGCTTGTTGTTGATCGAACTACGGCTACGCTCCGGGAGGAGCTCCAGCAGGGCGAGGGACGACGGCCGTTCTTCAGGAGATTTACCCTCGACCGCCTCGCGTAGGCGTTTGATCTCCTTATCCGTCCACGGTGCGATGACGTAAGTGGATCCGTCTTTCCGTGGGCGCACTTTCAGAACCGGTTTCAGGCCCATGCTGTAGAGCTTGTTGTAGATGTCCTTCGGCGTTTTACCCGGTAACCGCCGGGCCAGCTCAAAACGGTCGTAGACCGCGTAGTTGTGCGTCAGGTACTCGAGCTCAGCCGCTGACCACGGCTTTGCTTTGGACGTCATTCCCGGCTTGCGCGGTGTCATGGTGGTGTCCCCTGCTGCTCTTCCGCTCGTACTTGTAGTCAGCCCACGCGTTATCGATCAGGCACTCGAGCTGGTGCTTCACGTCCTCGTGCGCGTACTCGGCCGATTCCTCGATGGTCTTCTTGAACGCTACGAGGCGGTCGAAGAACTCCTGCTGGCTTTCCTTCGACTTGAACGTCGTGGCCTCGAAGAGACATTTCCCGTTGACGTGGTCTTCGAGCGGGAAAGTGCAGTGGGCGCAGGCGCTGGTGTGCACCTCGACTGACTGCGTGAGGCGGTCCCAGGTGTACTCGTCGAGTATCAGCCAGCCGCCGCAGCGCCCGGCCGAGTAGACCTGCCCTAGGCCCTCCTCCGCTGCGTACTCCTGCGCCCACTCCCACCAGAGCTCCTGTACCAGCTCGTACGCCTGCTGCTCGAGCTGCTCCCTACTTGCGACATCGCGCCCTTCCAGCACGACGAGCATTCGCTTGTACTTCGGGTCAAGCTCTCCGAAGTGCCCGCAGTTCTTGACGTTGCAGGCGAAGTACACCGGACCACCGTAACCCGAGGGATGGAAGTCGAAGTCGTAGTCGCCCACGCCGGGGAGCTCAATCGGTCGTTTCCAGCTCATGCTATCTCCGCAGAAGCACCTCCACCTTCTTGCGGAGGTCTTCGAGCGTGCTGTCGTTGATGATGTCGAGATCGATGTACTCCTCGATCTCCTTGCTCTTCTGCTCTTCTTCGGATGCGTGCTTGGCGATGCCTGCCGCCGTCACCGCGGACGTGTCGAGGCTGGGGCGCACGATGCGCCACACCGCGCCGCCGAGATCACTGATCACCCGTGCTTCATTGATGAAGCGGACGTCAGTGATGACGGCGAGCGAGGCGCCCTCGGCGACACGCTGCTGGGCCTTGTTTAGCGCGTAGTCGATCCAGATGCTCGAATATACGTTGCGCCCCCACTGAGTGCCCAAGCCCTGGAGGGCGTAGCGTGGCGTGACGTCGTCCCGGCGCAGAACACCTAGGAACCAGTCGAGGAGCAGCATCGACGCCCGTGCAACGGTGGCCCTGCTTTTGATCTCCTTCGGGAGTATGTCGTCGAGCCAGTAGGGAGCGCGCTGCCAGAAGTTGGTCAGAGCCTGCTCACGCTGCGCCAGGTCCTTATACCGCAGATCCGGCGCGTTTCGAGCTTCGCTCGGACCCCAGAGCTGGTCGTGCGTGAAGTCGAAGACCTCCTGGCAGAATAGTTTGATCGGGTCGGCGAAGGAGATCTTCGCCACCGCCGGGTCCGCGCCCTGGATGAACCGAGCGACGGTGTCCTTACCGGACCCCGCGGCACCTAGCAAACCTAGAACTCGCATAGACGTCTCCCTCCTCAGACGGCGACCGGTGCCTTGATGGGCGGATGCGACTGGTAGCCCTCGAGCTGGATGTCCTCGAAGGTGAACCCGTCGATGTCCTTGATGTCCGGGTTGAGCCAGAGCTTCGGAAGAGGCTTGGGTTCACGGGTGAGCTGTTCATCTACCTGATCCAGATGGTTCAGGTAGATGTGGGCATCACCGAATGTATGGACGAATTCGCCTACATCGAGATCACAGACTTGGGCCACCATGTGGGTGAGCAGGGCGTAGGAGGCGATGTTGACAGGAACTCCGAGCAAGAGGTCAGCGCTTCGCTGGTACATCTGGCAAGAGAGTTTGCCTTGGCTCACATAGAACTGGATCACCGTTCCGTGACAAGGGGGTAGAGCTGCCTTGTCGATCTCGTGGGGATTCCAGAGCGTGATGAGATGCCTGCGGGAATCCGGGTCATGCTTCAAGGAAGCGATCACTCCCTTGAGCTGATCGATGATCCGGGTGCGGAGCACCTTGCCTTCCTGGGTCACGTACTGGAAGGAAGTCCACCCATGATGGGACTTCAGCTCACCGTTCAGACAGCGGTGCAGAGCAGAGAGGTTGAGATCGAACCGACGCTTGGCTTCACCAAGGCTGCGGAAGAGTACCTGCTCACCTTCTGGTGAAATTGCCGTGAAAGGGGTGTTGGTGCTGGTGTTGAAGCCCTGCTCCTCCTTAGAAGCCCAAAGGCAAGTCTCCCGGCCGTAGCGATTGGAGGCGTAAAGGATGTCTTTGTCGAGGCTGTATTCGTCCGGCCATTCCAGCTTTAGGTTCCACCCAGGCAGTCGCTTGGCGTCTCGCTGAAAATTGGCGAAGACAAGCCATTCTGGGGAGACGTGAACGCCCTTGGCTCCATAGCCTGCGTAGGTCTTTCCGTCCTCGTGGTAGCAGCGCCGGAGCATTTCCCGCCAAACCGTGACGAGTAGCTTGTAGTGCTTGTCCTCGAAGTCACAATCTCCGTAGACACCTACGCCAAAGACTGTAGGTGCCCAGAGATCGGCAGCGGTAGCCTTCTGCACGTCATTGTAGCGAACAGTACGCACAGCACCAGTTCGATGGAACTTGATGGTGAGTTGGGTACGTTCACCGGGTATCTCGGCGATCACTGTGACGGGGCCGTACTCCTCACTGTGATAAGTCGTCCCGAGCAACCTGGTCTTGTGATGGCTCCAGTCGATCTCAATGTTCTTGTCGAACTGGGGAACGGGAGCCTCGTTACAAGGCTCGAAGATTCGGGGCTCAACCCATTCCATGTACTCGATCCGCCGAAGCTGCTTTCCGTAGATGGGACCGAGATCACCATCTGAACGTGCCCAGGCATCCCAGAAGCGAATGCCCTGCTCCTGGAGCGTCTTGACGTTCGTGTCCCCAGCGATGAACCAGAGCAATTCTCCTACGGTCCCCTTCCAGAAAAGCTTCTTGGTGGTGACGGCAGGGAAGCCCTTCGAGAGGTCGAAGCGGATCTGACGGCCGAAGACGCTGAGCGTACCGGTGCCGGTCCGGTCGCCCTTCTGCACGCCGTTATTGCGAACGTCGCGAAGGAGATCGAGGTACTGGTTCATTTTTTTTTGTCCTTGAGAGACAGGGCGGGCGCTCAAACGGCGCCCAGCCCCTACGCAGCCGTGACCCGGTACCAGGCACCGGTCTTGTGATCGTACATGACGTCCGGGCCTGCCTTCGCCTCGAAGCGGCGGAAGGCGCAGCCGCAGACCGTCATGGTGGATGTGCTCGGAGACGTAATCTTCCGTGCGATGCCTTCACCGAAGCAAATCCGACACTTCTTGCTGGCGAAGGCCATGATCTCGCCGTTGGTGATGGGCGTGAGGATCTTCTCCTCAGTAGGCGTCGTCCAAGCCCCGGCGTCCGCCACGGCCACCTCGTACGACACCGCGGTTGTTGCGGGACCGGTCGTTGTCGTAGGTGCGGCGCTGCTGGGGGCGGTCGTTGTCATTGAAGAACCCGGGCTCGTAGGGGTTGTTCGAGGACGGTGCCTGCTGCGGCTGCGCCTGGAAGCTGTTCTTGCCCGCCTTGCGGGTGTCACGACAGGGCTTGCAGCGCTTCGGCTTCGAGTAGCCGTTTTCTGCGTAGAACTGCTGGTCGCGGTCGGTGAAGTAGAAGTCGTTGTTGCAGTCAAGGCACTGGATCGTTTCGGTCGCCATTTGGGTCGGTTGCTCCTCTACCTACTTGCGGATGTAGCCCTCGAGCTTTGTCTTGATCTCGGGCGTTACTCCCTTGGTCGAATCGACCTGAAGGAAGCGGGGGTGGTGTCCGTGCTGCGCGAGGAACGCAACCTCGGACGGGATGAGTTCCGCGTCCACCCAGAAGTAGTGCTCCTGGGGGTCGAGGGCCTCAGTCTTGGAATCGACGTAGCCGCGCACAGGGAGGGCGAGACCCATCTCGGAGATGACCCGCAGGCCCTCCCGCAGCGCACTGTCGGTCAGGATGACGACGTTGAAGCGATCCTTCGCCCAGTGCAAGAAGCTCTTGGCGTAAGAGGCGACTGCCGGCTTGAAGCCGCTGTCCGGCGTACCCGGCAGCAGGATGGGACCTTCGAGCGCGACGTAGAGCTTCGGCTTCATGTCGCCAGCTCCTTCCGCCGGTACACGCGGGCGATCAGCCCCTTGCGCGGCCCCACAATCGTACCCTCCTGCGAGACGGGTCCGCCGAGGAGTTCTGCTGCAATCTTTTCGCAGATGTCCGGTGTGTGCTTGTGGTCTTGCGGATACACCTCGAGCTCCGGCGCGTAGCCGCTGCCCGTTTTCAAGAAGCGCATCTTCGCCTTGGCGCCGCACTGGAGCGTCCCGGGCTGGGAGAGGTCGTGGTACGTCTCGCCGTCGGCCTCGGCGGCGCGCTGGTGGTTCAGGATGCGGCGGGCCACCATGAGGAGGAATGCCGCCTCTGCTTCGAGCGTGATGCGCTGGCTCATCTCTTCGTCTTCCCCACGTTCTGATCGTAGTAATCCTGCGCTGCGAGCGCCATCTGGTCGAAACCCGCGGGGCCGTTGTTCCCCTTGGGAAAGTCCTCTCGGACGTTCACGCAGAGCAGAGAGATTGCGAAGGCGAGGTGCTCAGGGGTGAGCCCGTTCTCCTTGCAGTGCAAGTGGGCAAACTTGGCCAGACGCTCGGTGAGCTCGCCGGCCTCGTGGATGAACTGCTGCCCGGCACCCTCGGCCTGCTTCTTCTCGTCGGCCTTGGTCTTTCCGCCCATGCGCTGCGCGGGGACTTCGGTCCAACCGCCGTGGCCATCGGGAATCGTGATCTTGTCCATACGCTCCTCAGAATACGAAGGGCTTGACGCGGTGCTTCTCGAGGGTGGCGGGGGCAGGTGAGCCCTTGAGCCCCTGCACCTCGCGAAGTGCCAGTGCCAGCTTCTGGATCGCGAACACAGGGTCAGTCACCGATTCGAAGCACATGCACCGACCGTCGGTTCCGACGATCCGTAGGCTCATCCCGTTCGGGGAGAAGAAGCCTCCGGTATTGACGCCACGCATGTGCAGGCGCGCCCGGAGATCCTCGTGCTGCTCCAGCTCCGTGACTACCTTGATGAGTACGTCCCGCCCCTCGATCTTCGCGTCCTCGGGATCCCAGTCGGCACCTTCGAGCCACACGTTGACGCCGGCGGTCTTGCCCTTGTACTGCACACAGTGCAGAGGGGGCTCACCTTCGTCTGGATCCGACAGCTGCGGCGCTCCCCTGGGCACCGGCGGAGGTTCCGGCGCTTCCTGGCGCCACGGATCGAAGATACCTGGCTTGTTCGGCTTCACGGTCAGCCTCCGATGAGGACTGCGGCGGCGAGCTGCGGGTTCGTACAGTCGACATGCCCAAGCTCGAATTCCTCACCCAGCGTCGCGCCGAGCTCGCGCGGATTGTTCGGGTTCTTCCCCGCGCTGTGGACGATGAAGAACATCGTCACGCGATCCCCCGGCTGAAACGACTTCAGACACTTCGCGCACTGGTTGGTTGGTACGCGCTGGTAGAGGCGGCTGGCCATCGCTATCCCCGCTGCAAGACGCGCCGAACCGCAGGGTGATTCGGCCGATGAAATGTAGTGACCCCGTTACGTCTCAAAGCCCGCTCGTGCCCGGGGGACATTCTGCCGTGGTTCTCGTGGAAACCGTAGGCAGGGTGGATGTCCGCGATACGCTCCATCTCCTGCGCATGAGCGACGCGAGCATACACCTTGGCGGCACCTACCCGCCAGTCTTCCATCGACGTAAACTGTCTGAGCATCGGGTGCACGAGGTGCTCCGGTAGCTTGGTCGCCTGGCGCATGTAGACATGCACGAGCCCCGCCCGCATCTGGTCACGCATAGCGTGTGGGTCGTCGGAGTGGTGGATGTGGCGTTCTACCACTCGAGCTACCGCCAAAGCCATCGCCTCCGCTGAGGCTAGCTTTACACCGTAGGACGACACCCGCCACGCCTCGACATTCGTGCTGGCGCGGCAATGGGCGCTTTTCAATACGTAGTCGCGCACTGGCACTCTGTACCCCGCCGGGATCCTGTCGGGAGTCGACAGAAAGTACACCGGGGAGGGGTTGCCAGGGATCTTGAAAGCGGGCTCCACCGCATTTACCGGGTAAATAACAGCGCCCGCTGTTATCGGCCCCGCAGCTGCATTGACGCCAGTAACGTCAACCGCGACGATCAGGCTTGCTTCCATCCACCCTCTCCCTTGGAATTCGCAAAGCCCGCAAGCACCCGGGACACGTGACCTGCTCGTTAGGTTTGCCGACTACGCGGCGGCCACACCTACAGAAGATCACTCGTGTCCCGGGTACCCTCGGCATTTCAGCTAAACCCCGTCGACTGGCCAACTCGGCAACAAGTAGAGCTTTGCCAGGCTACACAGGTGATCGTAACTAAGCGAAGAGCGTCCGGTCTCGATGGCGGTGTACTGCGAACGAGAGATCCCAAGCTCTGCGGCTACGTGAGCTTGTGTGTATCCGTACATATCGCGAAGCGCCTTCAGGGTCTTCTTGAGGGCTTCGAGTTCTTCGGGATTACGCACCACCTTGAGGCGAGACTTAGCCATTTGCGGCCTTCTTCATTGCGTTGCGGCGGATCTTTCTCAGGTATGCGTCTGCGAGTTCGAACTTGCTGGTGCGCTGGCTGAACCCAATCGAGTCTACGACGAGCTTACCGTACCCGAGATACGACGCCTGCCCGGTGACAGGAGCCCTCTGGTTCGACCCGGTCCACACCCGCCCGTCGAGGATTGCGAGGAGGCCCTCGTCGGTCTTCGACCGGATCAAGCGTCCAGCCCCCTGCCGGAGGTCTGTGAGCATCTGGGGGATCTGTAGCCCCTGGAAAACAGACGACCGTGCCGTCTGCTCGGAGATGCCTCGCGCCGCGGCCTGCTGCATCATCTGACGGGATCGTGCTTGGATGACAGGGTCGCTGACCAGCGGGAAGGGAAGCTTGGTGATGATGACGAGGCGAAGCTTTTCGCCTACGACATCGACACCCTCCCAGAAGCTCTTGAGTCCGAAGATCACACTGCGCGGCGTCTTCATGAATTCCCGGAAAGCTGCCTCGGCGTCGTCACCCTGCGGAATGATCTGGTTATCGATGTCCTCCACCAGCATGCGCTCGTGCACTTCCTTCAGGTCGAGGCTCGACGTGAAGAGAACGAAAGCGTTGCCGTCGGAGGCACGGATGAGCCGCATACACTCGGTGGTGAGCGCGCTCAGGTAGCGGTCTCGGGCCTGGGCATCCCCGGTGGGGCCGACGGGCAGTGGGATGTGCGTGGGCGTGTAGAGAGCCGCCTGCTTGTTGTAGTCGAACGGCGTCTCCAGGATGAGCTCCCGGATTTCCTTCGCCTTCTGAACCGGCGAGGCCATGGCCGCCGCCTGCGTGGGCGACACCGGGCCCTGCGGAACCTGCGGGAGAGGAGTGGCCGGAGGTTTCCAGTCGAGGCCGAGCTGGCGCTTGATGTGATCGAAACTGTTGTTCACCGCGATAGTCGCGCTCGTCACAATCACCGAGTCGACCATCTGAAGCTTCGGACCTACCATCGGTCCAACTGAGATCGGCGACACCGTAACGCTCTTCATGTTGCGCTCGGATGTCGTGATAAAGATTACGGTGTTGTCGCTGGGGTCTCTGGCCTCCTGCAACGCCGCGAGAGGACGCTCCACTGCTTTCTTGAGCATCTCCAGCTTGGCGACGACGTCCCAGTCGACCTTCCCGGAGTCGCTGCCGGCGTCATCTTCTTCCATGTCGCCATCAGGGATCCCGCCGGCTTCCGCCATCTCCTTCTTGACGATGGCAGTCAGATCCTTGAGGAGGTTGATCGCGTCGTCGCCTTCCGCACCGAACGGGTCCTTGGGTACCTCGCCGTCTTGGTCCTCGATGAGCTCGAACATCCGCTTCCACGCGTTCTCGAGCGTTTTCTCGAGGCCCGTACTGAGCCCGGCGTTGTCGATCTGACGTAGGATGCGTTTTACGCTGTAAGGTGTTACCGAGAGCGCGTAGGCGCCGCGGAAAGCATCTGGAGCCTGATGCGCCTCGTCGATGATGAGGACGTTGTAGTCCCCGAGCATCTTCTTCGGCCCGAAACGAAGGTCGAAGGCCACGACGTGGTGGTTGGCGACGATGACCTGGGCTGACTTGATCTGCTGCTTCGCTTTCCAGTACCCGCACTTGCTGGCGAACTTGCACCGCGAACCGATGCAGTCCTCGGCGGTCACATCGTTCCAAAAGAACGGACGCTTGCCCGGGTAGTCCGAGAGGTCGCCGTACTCCGACTCGAGGAGCCAGGCGATGAAGCTGTCGCGGCTCTCTGCCGGTACGTCTACGGCTTTGACACGGCAGGCGTAGTTCGACTTTCCCTTCAGCAGAGCGACCTGTACGTGCTTGCCGATGCGCTCACCGATGAGGGGGATGTCCTTGCGAGAGATCTGGTGCTGGAGCTGCTTCTTGGCGGTACTGATGACGACACGCTTCCCGGAGAGGACCGCGGGAACGCCGTACCCATCGCTCTTGCCACTGCCTACCGGCCCCTCGATGACGGCCATGACATTATCTTTGATCACGCTTTCTACGAGGCGGCCCATCTGAACCTGCCCCATGCGCATCTCGCGCCCAGGGGCGCCGTAGCCGTGCATGAGGAGGTCGTCGCTATCGATCTGGAGCGCCTGCCCGCACGCATTGCAGCTGTGGTTGGCGGGCGCTTTCGTGTGGGGGACTGTAAAACCACACCCCGTGCAACGCATAGTGATGGTCCTTTTCTGTTGGGGGTCGGGTATACTCCGACCGTGTTTATCTCGTCAACCTTCGACTGCACTCGACCGCGGCAAAGACCGCTAGGCAGTGGATCGTTTACGACGTAAACTGCGCGCCAGTTCCTTGTACCAAGGAAACCCCCCGCATCACGAGGTCGTCCTTATGAGTGAGCGCATGCAGATCGGAAATTTCCGCGGTATCCCCCACAATTCGGAACGTACCGTCGGCGTCCCCAGCCCCTCTGCGGTCGAGGTGACTGCCGAGGTCGAGAGGCAGCAGGCGACGCAGCAGCCGACGGAGGACGAGGAGGTTCCCTGGGAGAAGCTCTCCCCCGGTGAGCGCTGGGAGCGGCTCATCAAGGAAGCCGGGATCGACCGGGCCGAGGCGATCGGTATTCTCGACGCGGTTCTCGACAAGGGCTACTACGAGGAATACGTCTACCTTCGCGGGAAGCGGGCGCGCCTCCGGACCCGTACATACGAAGATCACATTCGTCTTCAGGACGCGTTGGAATTCCGTCGTCCGACGATGAAGCTCAGCCAGGAGGAGATGATCACACGATACAACTTGGCTGCGTCTCTCTTCGAGTGGAACGGGGAGAAGTTCCCTCACGATACCGAAGAGCAGTTCGAGGCGCTTCTCAAGAAGATCGTGAAGTTCCCTGGTCCGCTCTTCTCCCTGCTCTCCAGGGAGCTCGCAAAGTTCGACCAGAAGATCATGGTGATCTTCAGCGAAGGTGCGCCTGAAAATTTCTAGCCGCCCGGGGCGGGCTGGAGCGGGCCACCCTGAAGCTCCGGGGTGTATCGCTGCCGCCCCGGGGCTCGCTCCAAGACCAGGTGCTGCGCGAGCTGGTCCGCCGCGAGCGGAACGAGAAGCAGGCACAGACGCGCCTATTTGCGGAGCTCATCGGAGGCGCTCTCGGCGTGGCTCCTGAGCGCTTGCAGGCTATGCTTGACGACTATGCGCAGGAGCTGCATCAGTCGAAGTACCGCCCGTCTATGATTGGGGTGTCGCGGCGGAAGGTTGAGGCCCGGGCTCGTCGGCAGAAACGGGACGAGAAGCTCCTCGAGAAGGTCGAGGCGCTGACAGTCAAGGACGAAGACCTTCCTCAGCCAGGGAGGTCGCGGCGCAGGAGGCGGTAATGCCGAACGACCTGAACGTGATGCAGGCGCAGATGGGGCTCCTCGCGCAGAGTGACTTCAGCCCCCTCGGTACGCCGACCCCGACGCCGCAGGTGCGGACGCCTGGCGAGGTCTCCCAGGAGGTGGCCCTCCGGTCACAGGCGGCGGCGGTCAATACGATTCAGGCGGCCATGCTCACGCGGCCCAGCGCCTACGGGACGGACCCGGGGGGATTTGACAGCATCGGCGCCTTTGCCCACCAGTACCGCGCGAACATGGCGGGCATCCAGGCCCAGCAGTTCAACCCGTATGTAGCCCAGGGCCTCGCGGGCATGGGTGGGTACGGTGGGTTCAACACGGGGATGATGCCCTCCCCGATGATGATGACCCCTCCGGGCATGGGCATCTTTCGCCCGTTTCCCCAGGCGCCGGTACCGACCGTACCGCCGGTGCCCCAGTTCCCCATCATCCCGACGCCGTTCACGCCGCACCCGGTCAGCCCGCACTTCAGCACGCCGTTTGAGTACGGGTCCGCGATGGCCGCCCAGCGAGGGCAGCAGCTCACGGCGGCGGCGTTGGCGGCCCCTGGCGTGGTGGCCCGGGGAGCGACAGACTACCTGTACGGCTCGCTCGGCGCGGGTGTCGGGGCCTACGCCGGTGCGCGTCTGGGCGGGCGGTACGGTGCGCTCATCGGAAGCGCGGTTGGCTTCGCCGGCGGGTTTATCGGGTCGGAAGCAGGCGGGCTCGGCGAAACGGCACAGCACATCATCGACCACGCGAGCCCCTTCCGCTCAACCGCCATGCGCGCGCAGCAGCTTCGCAGCATCTCGCAGGGGTTCGTGGTCGGCGGTTCGGAGCTCGATGTTACTGGCCGCGGCCTCGGGATGCCTGGCGCGGCGCACCTCGGTCGCCTCGTCGAGGACGTGGGCTGGCGCTCGGGATTCCGCAAGGAGACGGGCGGGTCCTTCTCGATCCAGGACCTTACCCGTATCGCCGGCTCCGCTGGCGAGAACGGTTTGCTCGACATGGCGCAGGGGAGCGAGGCGCTCCGCTCCCGCTTGATTCACGTCGCTAAGGCGGTGAAGAACTTCATGCAGCTGGCCAACGAGCCGGACGTCGTCGAAGCCGTCCGTCAGCTCGGCAAGATGCGCAGCATGGGTCTGTCGATCAACGAGTCCATGCAGTTCACACGGGACGCCCGGCTGTTTGCCCGGATGGCCGGCACGAACGTCAGCTCCCTCATGGATAGCGGTGCCCTCCAGGGCGCCATGGTCTTCCAGCAGCAAGGACTCTCGGCGGGCCTGGGTGTGCAGGTGGGCGCGGGCGCCTACGGCATGGCGCGCCAGGCGGTGGCGTCCAACGCCTTCACAACGCAGCAGCTGGCCATGCTGGGCGGGGTTTCGGGCATTGCTCAGCGGGACATGGAGTCCTCGGCGGCGTTCCTCCGACAGCCGATGATGGCCGCTGCAATGTCGAACGCCGGGCCGGGCGGTACCTTCGGTCTCAATGCAGGCAACGTCGGCGCCCTCCTCCGCGGCGACGTTGGTGTGAGCGGGCTGGCCTCCATGGGTGCGAACAACCTTCTCGCCGCGGTGGGTCAGCACGGTGCGGGTGCGCTCGGCATGTTCCTCGCACAACAGGGAGAGCTGCAAGATCAGCTCGGACGCGCGCTCGGGCCCGTGGGCCTGAAGGCGATGAAGATGCGGCAGGTACTGAACACACAGAAGACGCTGGGACTCTCTGGCCCCGGCGGATTCGTCACGGCCGCGTCGGCGATGGGTATGGACGCTCACTCTGCGTTGCAGCTGATGGGTGAGGCGAACAGCCCCGAGACCTTCCGAAACATTCAGCGCCAGCTCGAAGTGCAGCGGCGTGATCTTAGCAGTACAAACCGCGCCCAGGGCGCGCTCGATTCGCCTGGTTTCCTCGATGTGGCTGCGGATCGGGACGGCTTTTTTGGCGGGCTCGTACGCTCGTCGCTACAGGGTTGGTCGGGCCTCGGGCGACGGGGGCGGAACGCTGCTGAGCATATTGCTGGTTTCTGGACCGAGGCTGCTGAGGACGCGTTCGGATCTAGCGAGGGGCGCGCACGGAGGATGTCGCGCCGTCTCTTCGCACGTGACGCGCGAGAGCAGAGGCTCGCGGACGGGGTGTCCTCCGCCGACATGGACACGTTTCGTGCGGCGTACCGCAGCGCGATGGGGGACCTCGACGGTACCGAATCCCTGATGACTGTTGGTGGGATCGACTACGGCAGGACCCGCGCCTACGGGCGGATCAAGGAGCTCATGGGCGGAGATGCCTCCACGATGTACGAGCTCAACCGCGTGCGGGGCGGGTGGAATAGTGTCATAGGTGCCTCTACCGCCATGCGCGTAACAAGCCTCCTCGGCGGCGGCTTGATCGACCCAGATGCGCAGGGGCGTGAGCTCGCTAGCCGGCAGGCAAGCAGCTGGAGCATTGCTCGCGGGTTGGCAGCATCTGTGACTGAGCAGGATCAGACTCTGGCGGGCGTGGGCAAGCGCGTGGGAGGTGCCGCCAACGCGCGGCGCCTGGCCAACATCTACGCCGGAAAGCTCGCACGGGCCGCTCGCGAACGCGGCAGTTCGTTGCAGAACGCCGTCGGATTCGAAGAGAAAGGTACCACCTCCGAGGTTCGCCAGCGACTCTTGCGCGAAGCCGCTGTCGAAGCGGGCGTAGACCCCTCTTCGGTTACTATGCAGGAGATGGACGTCCTTTCCGGCCGCATGGCCGAAGCAATGGCAGGGGACGTCGGCGCCAACTTTTTCAAGGCCGTAAACCTCTCCGGCGGAAACGACGAGTACTTCCGCATGGAGAACAGCGCCCTTGAAAAGGTCGGTGACAACGCCGCAAATATGATCTTCGGAGAAAACGGGTGGTTCGACTCGGAGATCGGTAACGGCGGGCGCCGCGACCTGATGAGCGACCTGTTCGGTATACACGACGATCCGCGTGTTGCAGTTCTCGCTACGCTGCTCGGAGACCCTACTGAAGAAGGTCATCGTCGTTACCTGGACTACCTGAATTCGATCCCGGCGGAAGAGCAGTCTAAGCTGATCGACCAGGCGTTGAAGGTGGCGAAGAAGACGAAAAAGCTCGACCCCAACCTGATGCGCAAAGCTGCACAGGGCCTTCGCGGTAAGTCGAACGACGAGCTCACGGCTACCTTCAAGAAGGCGCGCGCGATGCACCTCGGGCGTCTGCGGGCGGTAAATCGCCGCTCCGGCGCTACCCAGATGTTCAAGGGTGTCGCAGACTCGTCGATGGTCGACACGATGATGACGCAGGGCGGTTACAGCGCGCTTACTCGGTTGACCAGCGACGACGATCTGCGTGCGGGTCTCACAGGTAAAGCGAAGAGCCTCGCAGACGAGTTCGCGAGCGCTACGACTGAATCGGAACGGGAACGTATCGCCTCGGAGTTCGAGGGCCTCGCGGATGCTTCTGGATCCGCCACGACGAAGGACCGCACCAGCTCCAACGACATCACCGCGGACGACGTCAATATCGACAAGCAGCGAGACGATGTCGCGTCGCTCGCAGCAGAGATGAAGGGCAATTTTCCTCAGGCGGTGGATACCTTCCAGAAGGCTTCGCTGGACCTGCTCAAGGCTGCCAAGTACCTCGGGCGCCTCAGCCCTGACACAACTCTTGGCGTGGAGTCGGACTGATGGCAAAGACAACTCTCCTCATCCCCACCGCGATCAACGTCGTCGGCATGGTGAATGGGGCCGTCATTCGTAACCGGCGCCAGGGAACGGTAGCCGAGGTCCGACTGCCGAGCTTGTTACAGCGGGCTCGCATGGTCGTGAACGAGGAGGGTGTACTCCCCGTCCAGGAGGACGAGGTGGTGCCCGTGACGTTCATTACGCGGTAAACTGGAGGTCAGATGGCCACGTTCCCCGGCATCCTTCCTGGGGTTGTTTTCGAGGAAGATCAGCGCCTCAGCAGCGGGGCTAACGTACGCCCGCCAATCGGAATGTATGGTAAGGAGATCGGGGTAACCCCGAAGTACGCACGAAACACGGGGCCGCGGGAGTACGACTTCCGGGAGACCCTCGCACGCCTGTTTGTGCAGGTTGGTCCCCAGGAGTACCAGCGCTTCGTCGACTCCGTGGCCGCCGCGGACCCCCGCTCCGAACCGTTGGCGCGCGTGCTCGCAGGGACGAACCTGGCGACAGGAGGGGCCAACGGTGGCGCCGGTTTCGTCGACTTCCAGCTTACCCGGGCGCAGCACAGCCTCAAGGAGAAGACGGAGGTCGTCGAGCTCCTCTCGGACAACTACGTCGCCTACTTCTTTGGGCAGGGGGCGCCGATCTTCAACTACACAGGGTTCCTGGTAAACAGCATCCAGGATGACCAGGCCATGAAGATGGTCCGCCTCTACCGCGACATTCTCCGCGGGACGCAGCTCGCTAGACGTCAAAAGGTGGCGCGTCTTCGTTACGACGGCGTGGTCGTAAGCGGGACGTACATGGGTCTCGACTGGGGTCTCGATGCAGAAAACGAAGTCAACGTACCTTTCGGCTTCGCGTTTCTCGTGAAGAGCATCACGATCCTACCTAACGACAGCGACGGGATCGTATCGTTGAGTGAGGTATTTGCGCCGAGCGATCTTCTCCCGTTCGACACGGACGGACTCCGTACTCGTGTGCGACCGGTCCGAACGACCATGGTTCCTCCTGCTTCGGGTCAGACGTCCGTGGCTGGGAAGCTTTCCGCCCGCACCGCGTAAAGGAGTCCGGCTGTGGCGTACCTTGCAAATGCGCTCGCCTTTGGTCTGGGCGATCCTTTCGAAGAACCTGACATCAAACCGCCACAGATCCCTGTGCGGTTGATCGATAAAGCGGTAAAGCGTCTTGCTGGAGGGCTGGGGTACGAGGCGCTCGACGAGCTGCGCCGGTTGGTGATGGACACCGCGGTCACCGCCGGAGGTGACTATGCTGCTGCCCAGGCCGTCGTAGGCTTTGCCCACAAGTCGGAACTGCGTGCGGTGTTCCGCGATCTGGTAGGCGCGCTTCCCGCCTACGCCAAACACCTCCCGTGGCAGAACCGGGTCGTGACGATGGACGCGCGCCTGCGCCTGCTTCGGCCCTACGCTCAACGCGCCTTCGCGGAACTACACCTCCTCGGGGCTCCGCGGCAGTACACGGACTTGCTGCAAGAGCATATGGAGAGCCCCTCGTTCGTGCACCGTGTGGCGGCGATGTGCGCTGTTCTTCTTCTGGCGGCGCTTCTACTAAGCGATCAGGAGTAAACCTTGTCGACCGAGCCTTATTCGCCGGGTGCCTTTCACCAGGGCGCCTGGCTGGTGTACATGAACGGAATCGAGATCCCCTGTCCGAGCGTCGTGGTCGACTACGGCGTCGGTACGATTCCTTCTGCGACGCTCAGTTTTGCACCGCATAGGTTACTCCAGCGCCTAGGGTCCGAAGACCGTATTGAGGTTGTGATCTTTTACCTCGACACCACGCTCGACCCGGATAAACCCGCTTATCGCCTTCTTTTTGAGGGCGAGATTCTCGGGTGGTCTTATCGGAACTCCCCTTCCGGAAGATCAATGTCATTTGACGCGGTCGCGGACATCACCGTGTTCAAGGAGCTCTACTTCTTCTTCATGAACACCGTCGAGGCGGCCGTCGGGGCGGCCACCACGCCGGGCTTCAACGCCAACAACGTCTCGCAGCCGGGGGCGTTCTACCCCTTCTCCTTGTTCAAGAAGGGCTTACTGTCGGGCTCGAAGAAGCCCCCTGCCGACATTGATCGCCCGTATGAGCTCGTCTACAACGTGCTCCGCGGCCTCCTGTCCTCCGATCTACCCCCCGAACACAGGACTCTGCCGGCGGCGAACTTCTTCGCACGTTTGGTGCGAAAGCGGAACTTCATCAACCGGTTCATCGCCCTCCCTGTGTTCGAAGACGAGGCGGATGACAGCGCGGGGGTGTTCCCTATCTTCAAGGCAGTTCAAGCGGACTTCGCCCTCAGTACGATCCAGGAGAATTTGGCGGCTACTGTTGGCGGCACCGGTAGCGTGTACGATGTCCTAGAGCACGTGTTGGGCGTCGTCTACTGCGAGCTGGCCATGCTGCCTACAGCGCCGTGTTACCGGGTTCGTCTTTCCGACGGAACTGTGATCGGTACTTCGGACACTCCTCCAAGTCAGCCGGACAAGGCACACAAGGAGCCGCTGCGCCTGGCAAACTACTTCGTCAAGCCGCAGATGCTTTTCAGCATCCCGCCGTCCTGCAACGTGTTCTTCCCGAGCATGATCAAGTCGGTAGAATTCTCGGAGAACTACCGGGCTCAGCCTACTCGTAGTTACGTCAACGATACTCTGATCACCGG